CTGTTTTTAACTTCTTTCTTATCAATAGTTGATTGAGTTAAGTATTCTAAAAGCGCTGTTTTATTCTCAATAATTTGAGTTGGATTTGATAAGTTTTCACTATTATATACTTCTAATAAAGTGAATAATGAAGCTTGTGCTTTATAATTAGGTAATTTCATTTTAAAGAAATCTTCTAAATTATAGTGGTTTTTAATCTCCTTAATAAGATTATACTTTTGTCTTTTAAGAGTTGAGCGGTTTAAGTGCTTAGAACTTTCAACAAGTGTATTTAAAACCATATTTGCTTTAGCCTCACTAACATTAGTGTACTTAAAGAAGTTTTCATATAACTTGTATTCTTTACCTAATTCAGTTTTAGTAAAGTATTTTTTAAGAATTTGGGTAGCTGGTGAGTCCTTGCCTGATAGAGTATCAGCGGTGATTTGTCTTACTAACAATTCAAAAAGGATTCCAGTATTTTTGTACTTTGAGTGTTTTATATTCACTTTAGCAATAATTTATCTATAAATATATATGAAATTGTTATTCTCGTATTTGAGATTCATCTAATAACGAGGAATCGTCTTTTTTAAACACGAGTTTTTTATCCATTGATTCAAGTAGTGTTCTATTTTGAAGAGTTTCTAACGCTAATGGTGATCCGCCTTTAAAATTATTTCTTAATGATTTATCTTCACCTGTGTCATCACCTTTCTTCATACCTTTACTACCTAATCTATCAACTCCTAGATAATTACCTTGAGTACCAATAGTAGATGCTTTTTCTTTAGGGCGACCTAAATCAAGATCGTCACCATACCCATCAGGTACCCCACCTCCATAACGACCTGAGCCGTATAACGCTGCTAAATCATGAGGTGTACCATATGATTTACCTGATTCTAATGGGTCGTTACCTTCGTTTTCAATTTGTTTCATTCTAAAGATACGTTTTTGGTCTTCAGCAATTAAATCACGATATTCATCAAATTGATCTTGACTTAAATGAAATACATTATCATAAATCCAATCAGTGGGTAATATTTTAGTTTCCATAATATCACGAGCTAAACCTACTTTTTCTTTCATTAATGCTATTCTTTCTTGATCATAAATGATAGAAGGAGTAGTTAAATCTAATTCAAAGTTTGTTAAACCTTCGTTTCTATATCCTTGAGTATATAAGTGAACTAATGCTATTTTATTTAACTCAGACAGTATAATACGTTGAATGCGATCAATTGTGCGAGCAAAACGAATATCTTCTGCTGCTAATGTTGCTTTACCAGTTAAGTCTTTTTCATAACCCATAAACGCTTTAGGTACTTTTAAAGCAGCAAATAACTTATCTCTTAAGTATGCTACATCTTCAATACCATTATAATCCATTCCTTTAGTAGGTTCAATCTTAGTAGATGAATCATTACCTCTAACTGGTATGTAAAAATCTTCCAACATATTTTGTTGGTTGTATTTTAAATTATATTCACCAGTTTGTGGGTCAACTAATGGAGTTTTTTTCATTGTGTTGATAGTCTTCTGCATGAAGTTTTCTACTTCATTTGGAGGAATTGAACCAACGTTAATATAGAAAATACGTTTTTCTGGGGCGCGACAAATACGATGGATTAACATAGCATCTTCCATCAAAATATATTGTTTAAACAACTTACGTGCTGGCTCTAAGTAAGAACGACCATAAGGTAAATAATTTACATCAGTAATTAATCTGAAGTGAGCCATTTCGTAGTTATCAAAATAAACTTTATTATCTTGTTTATTATCTGAGTAATTACCTTGACCTGTCACTCCATAGTATCCTGTTCCACCTGAATACCCGTCTGCACTAAATGCAAATCTTACTTCAGCTGGATTTTTAGAGTCATATCCTTCTTCACGGGCGATATGATAAGCAGTGTATGGTATAACATTATAGACACCAAATTTTTCTGCTATCTCTAATTTTAAGAAAAAATCACCGTACTTACACATTTGGCGAATCCAAGACCATAAATTAAACTCGATATTTAACACATCATAGAATAAATTATATAAGATTTTTTGTATATCTTCGTCGCTACTCTTAATTTGAAGTACTTCACCCATATCATTCTTGAGAGTACATTCGTCCGCGATTATATCCAAAGCAGACGCGATAATAGCGTCAGTATCCATCGCATCATAATCAGAATAGATTTGAGTGCGTAAATATTTCCAGTTAAGGTTTAATTGAGCACCGTAAAGTGATGTACTATTGTTAGAATAAATACGATTATAGCGGTCTACTAAAGCGTTAGTTTGATATTCCCCGGTTGATTGGATACTATTAACATCCATTACTTTAAGTTCGTTACCTCCGGCGTTTCTGATAATAACATCAGTAGAGAATAATCGTCTTAGTCGTGTAAATACACTTGTATCTGCCATTTTATATTAAATTATGTATATAAATATTATAATAACCAGCTAATGTCTTCAGGTCCATGACCAAAGTCCATATTATATGGATTATTATTGAATGTTGTTCCGTAAATACCTTGTTGGTTTGTTTTAACTACAGTAATGTTACTAAGCATTGCACGAGTTAAATCCATTCCTTGTGTTTTAAATTTAAGAGCTGTGTCTCTTATGTACATTGCTGTTCCAAAACTCATAACCAAATCATCATTATATCCTGATTGTGCTTCTGGTCTGCCGTTTCTCCAAATAAACACTTTCATTTCCTCTAACAATCGTTTAGATTGTATAATAACACTTTTATCTCCAATATACTCTCTGAATTTGCTAATTACAAGTGGTCTTGTTTTTAAAGACATTGTAAATCCGGGTGTCATTTTTGATGGATCATCAAATTTGTCTAAATAAGAATCAGCATTTGTTGTATCACTTTTTGGAGAATGATATAAATTTCTATATCCTCTTTCTTGAACTGCTTCAATTGTTGACCATCCTATATTAGCATTTTCAACAACTAATAACGCTTCATTATATTCTGTGGCTATTGCTACTAACAAATAACCAAATTCTCTAGGTGATAATTGTCCTTTATATTCACCTACTTGAGTATTTGTCTCAACATCTATAATATGAAACGCTGAAAAATCTTTACCATCTCCTCGAGCAACATCAGCTACAACTATATAGCTACGACTATAATCTGCTGGTTCCCAGATCCATAAGTTATGATCGACTCCGCGCCTTTCCAAGGGATCCTTAATATAAGTTTGAGCAATAAAGTCTATATACTCAGGGTAGAATACAACATCACCAGATGTACTAAAATCACAGTCACATTCTTGTGCTGCCATTCTAGGATCACCTAATAATTCGTCTTGTCGTTTCCTCCAAACCTCATCTCGTTCAGGATGAACATACCATGGTAGTTTAATAGGCAAGAATTGGTTTTCACCTGCTTCTGCTTTAACCCATGTTTGATGAAACCAGTTACCTGTACCATATGGAGTAGATAGCACAATTGCTCCTCCACCAGTTGCTAAAGTTTGTTGAGCGGATGCCCATATTTCACCAATACCATCAATGAAAGCGGCCTCATCTATAATTAGCAAAGAAACGGCTTCGGATCGACCTGCGTCGCCGGCTGCTGATACTGCTTTAACTTGAGAACCATTACTTAATCGCAATGTTAATTTATTATTTTCTTCTGCTGTGATTTTTAACCAAGAAGGTAGGTTTTCAAACATGAATTTAACTTTCGTTACCATGTTTTTAGCTGTTTCTTGTTTAGTTGCTATACATAAGATATTTTTATCTTGTTGAAACAACATTAACCACAATGAGTAACCTGCTACTAAAGTAGATATACCTAATTGTCTTGATTTAAGTATTATATCGTATGGATTATCTTTCCATAAGTTAAGTACCTTATCTTGGAATGGGTATAAGTTAAATAATACTCTACCACGTTGTGGATGTTGGATATAGCAGTATTTACGCATAAAGTGCGCCGGATTAGAGGCGCACTTCAGGTATTCTTCACGAATTATTTGTTTTATGTCTTGACTCATAGGTAACCCTTATTAAAGGGAGGTATTATCTGATAATGTCAGATATTAATGCTTTAAGATCTTTACCTCCATCTTTAAATAACTTTTTAATTTCTGGTTTCTTAATAAGTTGTCTAACAATTTCGATATTATCTTTGGTTGGGTTAGCTAATTTTTTCTTGATACCCGCTTCTAATTTATCTAATCTTTCTTGATCAGCAGGTGGTAATTTTTTAGCTAATTTAGTTGAACTAAACTCTTTATCTAATTTTTTAAGTTCTGATTTTGATGGTTCAGCATTTGCTATTTTAGCGTCTTTTTTATCATCTTCATCTTCTTTACCATAAGTATCTTCTACTTCTTCATCTTCATCTTTTTCTTCTTCTAAATTAACAATGCCTCCTTTTTTTAATTCAATTTCAGCATCCATTTTAGCTTTAGAATTTAACTTATTATACCCAACATCTTTTTTCATACCAACTACACCTTCTGGTCCAGCATATGCTTCTTCGCTTAAAATTTCAGTGATGTTTTCTTCGATATACTTTTTTAATTCAGATAATTTCATTGTGTTTAGTTTTTGTGTATAAATATCAAAAACCTAGACAAGATTTAACTTGTTTTATTCTTTCCTCAGTAGTACCTGAT